CTAATTTGAGTACAGATTTTAGGATTAGTGTAGCATTCAACTTTAAGTAATAAATACATAAAATAGGATGATTATATGCGTTTCCGTGAATTTATTGTTAAACCCGAAGAACTAGACCTACAAGAAGGTGATAGTTTTGATATTGAGCTAGACAACATCGTTCTAGAAACTGGTATTTTAGAAATACTAGAAGACGGTGTTCTAGTTGAAATGGACGCTGTAGGCATGAGTTATTTGTCAAATTTTCAACTAGACGAAGCTGAATATCAAGGTCGAAACGTTCCCCTAGGCAAGCCTATGAAGGGCGATGTTAAAAAGTCAAAGGTTTATGTAAAAGGTCCTAGCGGTCGTGTAGTCAAAGTAAACTTTGGCGATAAGAAGATGAAAATTAAAAAGTCTAATCCTAAGCGTCGTAAGAGCTTTAGAGCTAGACATAACTGTGCAAATCCTGGACCACGCTGGAAGGCACGCTATTGGTCTTGCAGAGCATGGTAAGGAGCGAAAATGACACTACAAACTATTAATATTGGCGGGTACGCAAATGATGGCACAGGCGATGATCTACGCACCGCGTTTGAAAAAGTCAACAGCAACTTTGCAGAATTAGGCACAGTTTCGGGAATTATTGCAGGTGATAATCTCGGACCTGCTACAGGTAATGTAGGTAATGTTTTTGCACAGCGTAATGCTACAGATCCTGTGCTAGAATTCCGTACACTTACTAGCACTGATTCTAGCGTAGAGATTACTGAAAATACTACTACAATAAATCTTAAAAATCTCAGCAAAATAGAAAACGACCCTGCACCCAAGCTAGGCACTGATCTACAGTTAAACGGACATAATATTATAACAGGGCCTGGCAACGGTGATGTACAAACCACAGTATGGGGTCTAGATATTAGACAAACTAATGCTGTTATTGAACTCTTGTTCAGTTCTGGCAATTTATCATTAGAATTTGGTGCTATAGAATCACAAGGTAATATCGGTGCTCCGCCGCCTCCTAGCACAGATTTAGATTTTAACGGACTATCGTTACTAGGTTTTCCTACAGCTCCGGGTGTTCCAAACTTAGACTTCGGTAGTTTATAATCAAAATTAACGATAAATATTGCTACAGTAGAGAGCAATTATGGCGTTAAATGTATGGACTAAACCCTCTGGTTGGAATTTTGGATACCCTGCGGGATCCAACACATCTGTAAATAGTGGTAGTTTTATACCTAATTTACAGTATGTAATTCAATCAGTAGGAACTACAGATTTTACAAAAATCGGTGCACCTGTGAACACAGTAGGAACAGTATTCACAGCGACTAATAACGGGGGCGAAGCAGGCCCTATAGTCACTAATCCCTCAACAGGATTGCAATCTCCAAGTCCCGGAACTGGAGTCGCTAGCAGAGTAGCATTCAGCGAAAGACGATCGCTTACTCTTAATTTGCCTATTGAAAATTTTACCGGGGTTACATTTACTAAAATAAGCGGTGAGTTTCCTCCTGGATTAAGACTAGAAGGAACTACGATAGTCGGTTCTGCCTTTGAAGTTCCTCGAGTTACAGATTTTACATTTGTTATACGTGCTAGTAAAGAAGGACAAATTAGCGATAGAACATTTACTATCACTATAGAAGGTGCTGACGAGCCAGAGTTTGATACTCCTGCAGGTCTGTTAGAGTTAGGGGATCCTGGCGAATTATTTGTAATGGACAGTACCTTTGTAGATTATCAAATAGAAGCATATGATTCAGATACAGGCGCTGGGCAAAGATTAAGTTATTTCATTTCTAGAGGTGATGGTGAATTGCCTCCAGGACTAACCTTGACCCAAGACGGAAGGTTAGTAGGATTTATACAACCTACACTATCTATAAAACCAGAAGACGGCGACGGTACATTTGATGATGGCACATACGATGTAGTAGCCTATGACTTTGCTTTCCGACCAACTAATGGTTTCGATAGCTACGTGTACGACGGTGTTTTCTTTGATTACAGCCTAGCATCAGGCAGACCAAAAAAATTAAATAGAACTTATCAATTTACTGTAACTGTAACTGACGGTGATAGTTATAAAAAGAGAACTTTTAAAATATTTGTTGTCGGTGATGATTATTTCCGTGCTGACAACACTACATGGTTAAATGCTGATCCACTGTTCACATCTGACGTTACTTACATGCGAGCACCAACTTGGTTGACTCCCAGCTACCTCGGTTTAAAAAGAGCAAACAATTATATCACTCTAATACTAGACACATACGAAACAGAAAATATCATCTATGAATTAGAGCAAGTAAATGCAAATTCTAAAGCAACTACTAAAAGAAGATTTTCCATCGTAAACAGTGAGCCAGTTTATGAAAGTGCTAATATCATTGGTTCACAGTTTTTAACAACAACGTTAACTACCGTCAAGCCGACTGTTGGTCATTTTTTAACTTTTAGCGGTAAAGTTCCCGAGGCTTTTAGAATAAACAGAGTTGATGCAGTAGAAGATTTAGGTAACGGTGCTTATAAGTTAACATTATATTACCCATTAGAAGTTGATGTTCCGGATGACGTTGAGTTTTTAATTGGAACTGTCAGTGAATTGCCTCCCGGAATGGCATTCGACGAAAACAATGCAGAGGTACACGGACTAGTTCCGTATCAGCCAGCCATTACTAGAACTTACACCTTTACAGTAACAGCTACTAAACTTAGCGGTAAAATCAATTCTGCAGAATATGTTGTTGTTCCAACTAACCAAGGAATTAGAATTAACGAAATTGTTGTTAATAAAATTGATTATCCGTTAATATCATCGGTTCTAAACGAAGTTAGCTCATTTACAATTGACAATGTCAGCTATGATTCATCTAATATAACATCAGTTGACTATTCTAACCCATCTCAAGTTACTATTAATCTTTTAACTAATATTATCATTAATAGTAACACTAAGGTATCTTTTAAGTATATCCTTTCAGCAGGGGAAAGATCTAGTAGTCCAAAAATATTCACCGTTGATATATTAGGTGAAGTTGATAGCGCATTAACATGGAACACACCTAGCGACCTTGGCACTATTAATGCTAACTTTATTTCGACGCTAAGTGTACGAGCTACAAGTAGTATTCCTGGGGCAACTATACTTTATAATCTTATAAGTGGTCGTTTACCACCCGGTTTAACTCTAGACCTTGATGGCGAAATTATCGGAAAAGTAAATCAATACAGCACAGAAGATCAAAGCGGTTTAACTGGATTTGTTGATACTGTATATCTAGATCTGTTAACAGGCGGTGATGCTTACGAAGACGAGTATTCTTCAAACAATGACATAGACGGCGGAGATGCATATGGATCCGGTGATAGTGTTTCGGGTGGAAATTCTTTTACTACCTATGCCACTATTACACAACCTTCAGAGTTCGACGGAGGTACTACATCGTTTGATCGAGACTATGTATTCACAATCGAAGCTCGAGATCAATTTGGTTACAGTGCCATTACTCGCACGTTTAGAATAAACGTAGAAACTCCAGATCAATTAGTCTATAGTAATATTCGAGTTAAACCATTATTAAAACTAGAACAAAGATCTTTATGGAGTAGTTTTATAGACAATACCGATGTGTTTACGCCCGGTAGTATCTATAGACCAAATGATCCAAACTTCGGAGTACAAAAAGATCTATCAATGGTAGTATTTGCCGGAGTCGAGACCAAAGAAGCGGCTGCATATATCAGTGCTATTGGTCTGAACCATAAGAGAAAAAGATTTAATTTTAATCAGATTAAAAAAGCCACTGCGTATGTTCCAGGAACACAGACAGCAATATATGAAGTAATATATGTCGAAATGGCTGATCCCCTTGAGCCAAAAGGCAAGCGTCTGCCTAATAAATTAAATAGACATAAAGCTCAACCTAATCCAATTACAATTGATACTAGTAATAGTATATGGAGTAGAAAAATAAATGATTTAACTGCTGATTTTCCCGAAGCTCGGAGACCAGAAAATATAATTACAGCAGATGGCACTGGATATAAATCTAGTGACAGCAACTATCAAGAGTATTTTCCGAATAGTGTTAGCAATTGGAGAGATCGTATAAAAAATTGGTCTAGCGATGGCGAAAATTTTGCCGTTGAAAGAAACTATCTTCCCCTTTGGATGCGTAGCATACAGCCGGGAACTAAAACAGAGCTAGATTTTCAACTGGCTGTGCCGCTATGCTACTGCAAAGTTGGCACTGCTGATGATCTGCTTTTAAATATTAAAAATTACTTTAGTACTACAGGATTTAGCTTTAATCAGCTAGACTATACTGTAGATCGATATATAATAGATTCCATAGAGGGTCAAACACAAGATAAATATCTAGTATTCAGAAATGATAGGATAACCGTATGACAAGCCAGATAAACTACCAGAGCATTGATAAAACTTACCCTGTTGCAGGCAAAGACAATGATAGCCAAGGATTTAGAGATAACTTCGATGTTATCCAGCGTAACTTCCGCTATGCAAAAGAAGAACTTGAAGATTTACAATCAAAAGCCGTATTAAAAGCTCCGCTAGCCGGGGACAATGTAAGCGGAACATTTAGTAACGACCTAGGCGGTAGCAATATATCTAACGGTAGTTTCACTAATTTTCATGGTACTAGCTATGCGGCTGAAGCCAGTGGCACTAGAAATATTAGTATTCTTGACGGGTCATTACAGTCTTATACTGTGTTAGGTGATACCGAATTTACATTTATCGAATGGCCGGACAGTGGAAATTATGCTCGAGTAAAAGTACATTTAGTCAGTAACGGATCTATTATAAACGTCGGTAACGACATTGAAATTGGTAAAAGATATACTATTGATAATCCAGGAACGACTAACTGGATTTCCATGG